TCATGTGCGAGGTCGCGGTCAACGTCATGGCCAAGCTCCCTGAGCCTTTCCACTATCATCGCCACGACTACGCCCCAGTAGTATGCGTTCTGAACATCGGAGCGTACACGTTTCTTCATCTTGACTTCGATGGTCACAGCCAAGTCCTTGTCACGGGACATGGCTCTGACTTCTTCCTCGAAGAGGGGGCGATTGTAAATTCTCAATGCCCCCTGTGGTGTTATTACCGCATTGTGCTTCATTTTGTCCTCCAAATTCTAAATCCATCAGGATATGTTCGCGACTTGAACTTCTTGCCTGAAGACTTGCCGTAGTACACGGACGAGGACAGGACGGTCGATCGTTTGCTCGTGATGGTTTCTTTGTCACACTTGATAAAGAATGAGTCGCCCACTTCCATCTCGTGGAATGGGTATTTGCTTTTGGTTTCCCGTATTTCTTCCATCGGGATGTTCTTTTGGATTAGGATTTTCATAGTGATTCGATTAATTGTTGTTTGGTTGGATAGCAGTCTTTTTCTTTTATGATTTCTGCGTGCCTCTTGTGGATGAAGAAGAAGTATCGAACTTCTGTCTGTGCGTCCTTTGGGTCATCTGTAAAGACATCACCAATCGTCGCTTCCATCTTGTATACCGGTGAGCATTCGATTTTACCGGTGTTCTTGGATAGGAAATACAATTCCTGTCCTACGTTGTACTTTGTTTCGATAATCATTTGGTTGGTGTATTAAAATAATTGTTGGTTACTAAAAAATCGTACAGGCTGTCGAGGTCTTTGCATATCTCGTTCTTATGCTCGTCATGTGCCTTCATGTCTTCCCTGAGTTCGTACAGGTATGCCTTCTCATACATGAACCATGAGAACCAATCGTATCCTTCCTTAGTTAGGATGGCGTTCCATAGGTGTTGAACCACCCAATGCTCGTCGTCCATGAACTCATGCAGGTCGATGTTGAGTTTGTATGCTGCGTCGATGTTGTTGGATGCTGTTTTCATCCGTTTACAACAACTCATGAATGTTTCTCGTTTCATGCTTCCTCCTCCTCTTCAGTTACGCCAAACTTCGTGGCTTGTTCTACAATCTGATTGAAGTTGTATCCGGCTGCCTCGATCTCGGCGCGTACCTCTTCGTTCTTGGTGGTTATCTTTTCACCCTTGGCATAGCGTGCGATGACGCGAGTCCAACGTGCAACCTGAGACTTGACTGAGTCAGCGTAGTCGCGTGGCTCTTCAAAGTCGTACAGGAACTTGAGGTAGTTGGAGTACTCGATGCCGAAGTTCTTCTTGAACTTGCCATCCTCCACCACGATGTGGTTCTCAAGAGGTGGTCGGGTGTTGGCACTGAAGTAGTGGGTGATACCGGCAAGGTCTGCTAGGTATTCAGCCTCTAGTTCTGCGGTAGGCTCGTACTGAAAGCACATCATGCGGAGGTCATCCTTGCATATGTACACGAGTTCGCCGTTGAGGTTAAGCCCCTTCATGTAGTGGAAGAGCTGCAGGCGGTGGTGCTTGATTGGTTTCTCAGTCTTCTCCATCATGTCCATCACGAATGATGAGCAGGACTTGATTTCAAGGACCTTCGTCTCTAGTTCCTTGTCACCAAACTTCTCGTACAATCTCTCTGCGATGTACAGGGAAGATGCTTGGATGGATTCCGGCAGGTGAGACGACGTGATGTCCTGCTTGGCACGCTCGATGTCGATGCGGCCACCGGCTAGGAAGTCAATACGTCCCGATACCTTGAGCATATTGGGGTACTCAACCATCACACGTTCTTGGGTGTTAAAGATGATTCCTGCACGTTCGAGGACGTAGCGAACTACCCACTCCACTAGGTTACCTGCCTCGAACTTGCGGAGGCTTCTCATGTTGGGTGGATTGGTCGGGGTCACCGCCTTCATCTTCAGGTAGCGGTCAACAAGGGGCTGACCGATTTCTGATGCATAGCAATAGTCACGTGGCTCAAGCGCACGCTGTTGGGAATAAACGCATTCATTCCATAGTTGTTGGAGATTCCAATTCATGATTGTTGTGTTACTTGGTTTATAAATTGTAAGTTGTGTTCATTGCAGAACTGCTCGGCTACATTAGGATTCTCGATGAGCATATACATCATCCCGTTAGGCGTCAGGTTCATGTTGCGCCAATAGTTCCATGCGTCAGGATATGTACCGAAGGTGACGATGTTGCCTGTAAGGTCAGGATTAATCGAGATAACCCAATAGGTTCGTTCAGTCATTGCGTTGGATGTTAAAGAATATTGTTTTGATTTCGTTTGGTATAGTCTTGAGCAGTCGCCCGCTCGATTGGTAGTTGGCTGATACCTTGCCGATGTACTTCACGTGCTTGCCTATGATTGCATAAACGTCACGCGAATGTTTGACAATTTCATACCCGTCTTTGGTTTTAAATAATCTTGTCATGTGGTTTTCAAATATAGTAAAACATCCATGATATCAGCTATTCCCGTATTAATTAAGGTTAATTAACTCCTCGGATAGCGCCTCAGCAAGCACTTCTGCAAGGTCGGCCTCCTCCGATCGGGTGAGCAGTCTCCGGAATAAACGAGCGTCTATCCACCATATGTCGTCGGTCTTTTCGTCGTTCATTCCACAGGCAGGACAACGAGTGAACGGCCTGTCAGAAGTCAATCCAATGTCAACGTAGAAGAGACACCCGCACGAGTTGCGTTCCAACTTGTGCGCGGTGTATACCTCTCCTTTCTTGACAACTCCCTGAGAATGGTCTCGGATGCAGATGATGTCGTCACCTGCTCGATAATCTATAATCATTTGCTTATGTCTTTTAAGAGCCACATCATCAGGGCGAATGCGATGTAATCAATTACTCGTCTCATCTTCCATCAGTTTATCTAGAAGGTTACGAGCCTCGTTGTATCGCTCCATGAACTCATCATGCTCGATGTAGTTGAAGTGAGTGTAGTTCATACGCACCCTGTAGATGGTGTCGTCGAACTCACTTTGAGTAGGCTCGAACTCATCGATGTCAATGGTTGGTATTCTATTGTAGCAGTGTACGCGGATGTCCCAACCATTCTTGGTTAACATCTCGTATACCCAACGCCTGCCGTCTGAATACTTAAAGTAGGCGTTCTCTTCAATCGCATTCGTTTCTTCGGTGTAGTGTCCGTCGTCGTCGGGGTTGGATAGTTTCCAATCGTCATAGCTGTTGTAATAAGTCATTGTTCAAACTTGTTAAGGATTATTGTATACATTTCGATGCGTTCCTTGGCATTGGCGATGCAGTCCTGAATGACTTGGTCGCCTTCCCATGCCGGCTTTTTGAGTTGCTCTTCATACTTCATGACTGACCGCCATTCGTCCATGATTTGCTGTTGGATATAGCTGATTGCTTTTTCTTCGTTCATGTTACTTAGTTATTTCGATGTCTAGTTGATACTCTCCGATTGCTGTGTCCACGTCCTCTTCTACCTCGAACCTGTCCATGTAGGAGAATGATGTAAGGTAATCTCCGAATTGGTCGAAGGCGTAGATGCTGACGATTCCCTCCTCGTCGTCCTCCTCCACCCGAAGGGTAATCTTCGAGTGGGGAGTGTCTTTTGCTGTCTGCTTCGCAAACTTGCTGAAGCTAGTGTTGTGGTAGTTTGAATCAAGCATTGGTAAGGATTTTATGGGTTAGTGCTGCGGCTGTCATCTTCGCGTAGTCCATGACCTGCGTCATCGTTCCATGCGTTTGGCCTGTGGGCAGTTCGATTGATTCGTCACGGGTGTAGTCGTAGATGGCCTTCTGCTCATTGAGTATGCCGAACAAGACAGCATCGTACAGCCCGTCGAACACACGGGTCACGTCGAAGTATATCTTGCCATCATGAGTCCACGCTCCCATGTAATCCCACTCGGTTTCTAAATGAGCGCCATTGGTTGCAATGAAGTCAAGTACGTGCATACTCAAGAATACCCCTCGGTCGCTGCTTGTCATTGAGTTCCATTCCGAAGGTATCTCTACGACCTTCTCGTGACCCTTTATTGATGCGGCGTAGCCCGATGTTGGTGTTTCGCCTGTTACGATGTTGTAAGTTGCGCCACCCGTGGTCGCAATCTGATTGGTGAATTGTGCTAAGTTCATATTGATTATTGATTTTTGAGTTCATATACTTTCTCGTTGAATGCCTGTTGGCCATCCTTGTCGGATTGCAGTCGCTTAAGCATCCGCTCTTTCATGTTGAATGCTCCGATGATTAGTTCCATCGTTTCGTCATCCATGGAGTGTACATCCTTCCATGCATGAGACTCCGTGTCGTTGAGGTCTGCCGCGATTTGGATGTTGGACAGGTGTGTGTACCCATCGTCTGCAAAGCCCGTGAATTCGTCCATGTGTCCCGCTTGCTCTAGGTGGCTGAGGAGTCTGCTCGCGTCATCAATGATGAACAGGAGTCTGCGTCTAATTTCGTGATAATTCATATCGAAACTGAGTTTTAAATTATGGGCGCAAGGTAGTTTTAAACCCCGCGCCCTGATTGTTAATAATTGTTAACGATTCCATCCGCATCCGCCGTTGTCCACTAGGACGAAATTCCGGTTATGCGTGGTTCTGAGATGGTCTTGATGCTGCACCCTGTGGCGGGAAGAAGAGCAAGATGATAGTGAAATAAGGACCGCTACAAGAGCGATGTAAACCACCCATCCGATGGTTGTCTGAATGCTAGTTGTTCTTTTCATTTGGAGTTGTTATTAATGATGAGGTTCGTTTGATGTTGTTGGTGCGATGAAGAATAAGATGTCGGGGTATGTGCCGGCATATCTTTCGAGCATCTCTTGGGCTGTGGCCTTATCGAGGCCACTCGTGTGTACCATGTTCTCTTCCCATAGAGACCATGTGTCTTTCTTGTTGCTCATTGGAAGTCGTCGTA